TCTCCACCGTTGCAAGCGTCGCCTACGGCGGATCATTCCGGAAAGGAAAGAGCACCTACTCGGCGAAATGCTCATGCGCCATGCGCTGATTCGCCAAAAGCTGATGGAACAGGGTGAATACGAAACCTTGCTCAAATTCGACAAAGAAGATGCTTCCCTACTTGGTCTCTATTCGCCTACGAAGGTAGCACCTACGGATCCTTCGGGGGAAAATGAGTACCGAAAACTCTCAGATTCAGAAGCGGCTGCAAGAGTCCTGGCCATTCTTGACTCAGCAACAGAAAAACGAGATCTCCCATCTCCTGAGCAGACCAAGCTTCTTCCGCCTGAGGTATAAGGACGACCCGGTAAGTTTCGTAAAAGAATGTATTACCTGGTCTGACGGGGAGGACCTTACTTTTTATCAAGAGGATGCTCTCACCTCCCTCGTCCGCCACAAGCGGGTGAGCATCCGTGGTCCGCACGGGCTGGGAAAAACAGCCCTGGCCGCGATCACTATTCTTTGGTTTGCGCTGACTCGCGACGGAGAAGATTGGAAAATACCCACTACAGCGAGTGCTTGGCGGCAATTGGAGAAATTCCTCTGGCCGGAGATCCATAAATGGGCTCGCCGACTGGACTGGTCCAAAATACCAAGGGATCCGTTTAGCGGCAAAGAACTGATGACTCTTTCCCTCCGTTTATCGACTGGTGAGGCCTTCGCCCTCGCTTCCGATAACCCCGCATTGATCGAAGGTGCTCACGCAGAGCATCTTCTCTACATTTTTGACGAGTCCAAGGTGGTTCCGGATCCCACCTGGGATTCCGCTGAAGGAGCCTTCTCCGTAGGCGATGCGTACTGGCTCGCTATTTCCACTCCTGGGGAGACGCAGGGTCGTTTCTATGAGATCCAAATGCAGCGCCCAGGTTTTGAAGACTGGCATGTGCTCCACGTCACCAAGGACGACGTAATTGCAGCCGGGAGGATGGATCCGGAATGGGCCGAAAATAGGCGTAACCAGTGGGGCGAAGATAGCAGTATTTACATAAATCGCGTATTAGGCGATTTCTGCGAAATGACCGAAAATCGGGTTATCCCGCTGAGCTGGGTGGAGCGCTCCAATGAAATTTGGGAAGCATCCTACGATCCTTTCGCTCCGGTGCATACCATTGCCGTAGACGTTGGCGGTGGAACTGGGGGAGACAGCACCATCATCGCGGAATTGTGTTATGGCGGCTGTTTCCGTCCGTTGATCGAGATAAAATACGTGGTAAATCCCGATATTGCAACGATGGAAATCGTAGATCGGATAGCCCAAGTTGCTTCCACTCATTCCGATACGCTGAGAGCGATCGTAGTGGACGCAATCGGAATCGGTGCAGGGGTTGCACATCGGTTACGAGAACTGGGTTTTCCGGTGGTTGCATTTGTCGCCAACCGCAAAACGGAAATGCGCGACAAAAGCGGTGAGCTGGGCTTCGCCAATTGGCGGTCCGCTGCGTGGTGGGTGACCAGGGAGCTGCTAAATCCCGCCGAAAATATTCGCCTGGGCCTCCCTACGGACAACTTTATGGCGGAAGAGGACCTGGTCGGAGAATTGACGGCCCCGCAAAGTAGGATTATCGGAAACGGAAAGATCCAAGTAGAGGCTAAAGACGATATCCGCAAACGGCTTAGGCGCTCTACCAACCGTGCTGATGCCGTAATTATGGCCCTCAGCGGATATGCTCTGGCTACCGAAACGGAAGACATGAACGTGGTAGAAGAAATTACTTACGACCCAGTCCATGTGATTGACTACTAGGGGAGAAGAAAATGCCGCTGTTCCGAAAGAAGCCGGTGGTTATTGAAGCAGACCATTATGACGGATCACTCGAGATAGCCCAGTCCCTGTCCGAGAAGTACCTCGGGAGAGTGGGCTTGGAGCTGGATAAAACCTCTACCCCGAAGGAGTTGGTGTTCTCCGGAAGGCTGCAAGTATCCACCCTAGAGGGGACTGTTTTCGCCTCTCCGGGAGATTGGATCATCCAAGGGGTAAACGGCGAAGTGTATCCGTGCAAGCCGGATGTCTTCGAGAAGACCTACGAGGCGGTAACTGAGGGTACAGATGGGAATTCGTGACGCAGCGGCCAAACTCCTTCTGAAGGGCAGAGTACAAGAACTGGAAACTGCTGTCCAGCAGGTGGAAGACGCATGGCGTCGCAGATCTTACCCGGATCAGAAGGCAGATCTGGGAGAGATGGATTACCGTACTCTCCAGCTCATCAATCAGAGCCTATCCCAAAAAACGTTGTACGGTTCTACTCCGTTTTCTATGTCCGGGCAAGAAGAAGGAATTAGGACCCGAATCGTCTCAGATAGCCGTACCATGTATCGCTGGGACGTGGTAGTTCAGCGTATTGTTACGCTATGGACTGATTACGGGTTCGGGCAGAGTATTGAGATTACTCCGAATGCTCCGGAAGCCCGTGAAACATGGAAGGATTTCTGGCAGGGCAAGCAGAACATGCCCCTCCTTAGCGATAGGCACATCTATCGCCTGTCCGATACCCTGTTGGTGGATGGGGAAATCTTTTTGGCGATGTTCGTGTCCACTGTGGACGGGGAATGCACCCTGAGAACCTTTCCAACGGAAGAAATTAAGGCATTCATCACCGATCCGGAAGACCAAGACGCCGTTCTTTTCTACCTCCGTGAATGGACTCCCGACAATTCTACGGAATCTGTCCGTATTGCTTACCCTTACTGGGGAGCGGACGAAAGTAGGCTAGATTCGGCAAAGTTGCCCGAAAATACCATTCGGGCAGACCTGGAAAGAGACGGTACTTATGTTTGCATGACCCATGCGAACATCAATACGATGGAGCAGCGGGGTTGGCCGTTGCTCACTGCGGCTTTTCCGTGGGCGAGAGCGTACCGAGATTTTCTGCAGGATAGGGCGTCCGTTGCTAGGGCTGTCGCCATGTACGTGGATAAACTCACCGTAGAAGGAGGCTCCAGGGCGGTGGAGCAGGTCCGTAGGAGCTTGGATTCGGCTCTTACGGCTCTCAATACGGTGATGGACAGAAATCCTCCGGCTGTTGCGGGCTCCACCTGGCTGCAGAACAAGCAACTCAACCGGGAAAGGATGCCCCTAAATACCGGAGCCGGTGACGCCCAAGTTGACGGGAGTAGCCTGCTGGCGCAAGTAGGGCTAGGTGGAGGGGTTTTCGCGCACTATTTGGGGCGCGGGGAGAGCTTCCGTTTGGCGACAGCTACTAGCATGGAGCAGCCCATTCTTCGTCAATGGCGGCGGTATCGGCAGTTGTGGGCCAGCGTTTGGGAAGAAGTTGCTGATATAGTTCTCACCATGCACGAAAAGTATGGCGGGAAAACAATCAAGGATCATACCGTAACAATCAGCGAAGACCCGCTGGTGGACCAGGATGTGGACAAAATGTCCAAGGCTATTAGCAATTTCTATCGTTTTGGGCTTCTCCCCAAGAAAGAGGCTACCAAGCTCAGTTTGCAAGTGTTGAATGTTAGGAACGTGGATGAGATCCTAGCGGACATGGAGAAGCGGGGAGAGTTCGACCGGAACTACCAAAACGTCCCTACGAATGGTGTTCCGGGTCAGACGAACCAAACGGGAGGGGTGAATCCTGGGGACAACTATGACAAGGAAGAGCAGCGTCCGCCCACTGCGAACAGCACGTATCCACCCGGTTATACGTCCTCCGGAGGGAAGTAGGAGATAAGTTATGCTGGAACAGTATGTGGTGATCGACGGGAAGCAGGTTTCTTTGGTAGAGCTGGTAGATCTCTATTCTAGCAAGATGCCCCAGGTGTCCGAGGCTTTTCAGGCTCTTTCCGAAGTGACCGCAAAGGCGCAGGAGGTGCTCCAACAGTTTGCCGAAATTGTCGGTGAGGTTTCCGAACCCGATGATGAGCAGCAAACGGAGGAGACGGAGAGTGAGGAGACCGAACCCGAGTCAGACGATGCGGAGGATACTGAGTCGGAGGAGAGTGAGGAACCAGAAACAGCAAACCTGACCGAGAGCGCTACCTTTGAAGAAGGGGATTTTACCGTAGTTGAAAAGGCCACCGGGAATGTAGTCGCTCTTTCCGAAGGGATGACTGAGTATAGCGGTGGACCCCTAACCCTGGACATCGTAGTGGTGGAGCCTGGGTGGGGCAACACGCGGGATAACAATCACTACTCTTCCGAAGTATTGAAGCGAGACTCGCATATTTTCAAGGGTCTCAAAATGTACGCTACGGATCATGTCTCCTCGGAGAAGAGCGTCCTTACCGAAGTGAGTGAAGTGCTGGACTGCCCCGTCGGTTTCACCGAAACGGGAGCCCCTATTGCCAGGGTTGGCATTTTTAATGAGGACTTTGCCCGCAGCACGTTTAATCGCTTCAAGTTGGGTACTCTCAATAACCTGGAAACTTCCATCGTGGCTGAGGGTAGGCGTCGTAAGGGATTCAGTAAAGACGGAAGGACCGGATATAGCGTAGAGGCGTTGACGAAGGGTATCTCCATTGACTGGGTAACTCGTGCCGGTGCCGGTGGAAGGGCTTACCGCATGGCCGAGAGTGAGGATGGCACTTCCGAGTCCGAAACCGAGGACACTGTCCTCGAGCGAGAGGAGGTGATCCAGCATCTCCGGGAGGCCAAGCTTTCCGGTCCGGCTATTGAGCTCCTCACTAAGATTGACTACCCTTCCATGGAGGAGCTGGACGACGTTATCAATAGTTTCAAGCAGGCTCTAAAGGAGTCAACGGGTTCTGGGAAGCCCTTCGGTAACTCTCAGAAACCTTCTTCCGAAAAGACAGTTAGCGTCGAAGAGATTGAAAAGCGGAAGGACGAAATCAACAAGAAGTGGCTAGGAATTTCCTAAGGAGAAGTAAGAATGGTTATTCGTAACGACTACGAGATCAGCGAGCAGAGCGCCGTCCGCCATTGGGACATTACTACTGCCCGACTTGTGAATTCCGCAGCGGTGACCGAGACGGACCCCACTTGTGTTACTTCCGCTGTGGCGGGCACTTGCCTCACGGGTACGGTGCTGACTATGGATGCTGCGGCGGCTATGTCCGTTGTGGACTTTACCCCGAGCATGGTGTACGAGCACTCTGTCCGTAACGTACTGACTTATAATGCCGGCGCCGAGGCAACCTGGGGTGCCATTAACGAAGGCGATCCTATTTTCTACGATGCTTCGGCAACTATGCCCGCTAACGTCTATCTCTCCACTTCCCCGCTGGATAATACGGGTGCTGCGAACCCGTTGTTCGGGTTTGCCGTGCTCGAGGATGAGAATGATACGCTGCCGGTGGGTGCTGCCGTTGTCTCCACCCAGGTGATCGCTGTAATGCAGGTTGGCGCTGGTCGCTAAGGAGGAATAGAACAAGATGCGTCAGGTTATTAGGTGGATTGAGGAGTACGCTCTTGCCGAGAAGGGGGACACTGATAACCCCGAAATCGACAAGAGAGTGGAGGCTCTCCGGGAATTGGGGCGTAATGTCATGGACATGAATGCTACCCAGTTCCAGGAGGCGATGACTATTGCTCACTTTAACCAGTATTTTTCGGATGCTGTTAGCCGAGCTTTCTACAAGGACTACGAGTATGTCGTAGGCGAGTGGCAGGCGTATACCTATCCAGACGTTACTCCTGACTTCAGGGATGTGGATCGCCTCCGGATGACTGAGCCTGGGACTCTCCGCCAGCGGCGGAGCCAGGGTGAGCGCCGGGTGACCAGCATCTCCGATAGTGAGATCAACTACGGCGTGGACGAGTATTCCAATTCGTTCGAGCTTTCCTGGCGAGCCCTGGTGAACGACGACATGGGCAAGATCAGGGAAACTCCCCAGCGGATGGCTCGTGCCGCCGGTCGGTGGCTGGACCAGTTCGTGTCTGCACTTTACGATAACGCAACCTCCCAGGCGACTGCGGCTGCGTTGGGCGCTCCCTGGGCCGGGACTGGCCGGCTAACTGCCCAGAACCTCGCTATCGGCGTCAATGCGATGATGCAGCGAGTGGACGCGGACGGCAACCAGATGAACATCAACAAGATTCACCTGGTCATTCCGCCCATTCTCAAGATCCAGGCGGCTACCGTTCTCCGGGATCTCCTGTCTTACGGGCGGGCTACCGGCAACATTCTTGACGAGTTTATTGGTGGCGTCCACGTTGATCCGTACATCACTACGGCTGGCGCGAACGTTCCGTGGTATTTGTTCGCTTCGCCGTCGGAGATCCCCGTGGTCACCGTAGCTCGGCTTAGTGGTTGGCCGGGTCCTGTGGTCGCCATGAAGGCTCCCGACATGTCCATCATTTCCGGTACGGCTCCTGCTGCTTTCACTATGGGTAACTTTGAACATGGGACCATTACTTGGATTGTTGAGGACGTGATCGGTGGCTGGGACGACGCCTCTTGGGTCGGCGTAACGGACTTCCGGGGTTGGTACTACAGTTCGGGCACCACGCCCTAATCTGGACTAAGGGGAGATTAGAAAAATGGCTGCGAAGAGCAAAGTTTCCAAGTATCCTCCGAAGTCGGAGGAGCTCGCACAACTTCTTTCGGTTGGGTACGGCGGGATGACGGAGGAGAAGGCTCGCGCGATTATCGAAGAGCGTCGGAAGGACCCTCGCCTTTGGCCTTATGAGAAATACGAAGAGGCAGAAGCGT